TGTCTGGCTTTCCCTCTTTCTTATGTCTTGAATAGTACACACTATCGACATCAACCCATTCGGATTCCACTTGAGATGATAACATAGCACCTCGGTATGAACTTGAACTGTGATTAAGCATAGGCGGTGGAAACTGAAATCCACACTCAGGACAAACTTGAGCGGCGGCGTGAACCATCGTCTGGCATTTCTCGCATGTCTTAACTGGAGCTTCGCCATCGCCACCACTCATTTTATCTTTTGGCTTAACCTTATCGATAAATCCGTGACGCTCAACATTTTGACCATAATCTAATATCAAGCAATTTTCTTTGCCATCTGCAATTCTAGTGCCACGTCCAACCATTTGCACATACAAACCAGTTGATGCTGTAGCTCTAACCAACGCAACGAGATCTACAGAAGGATGATCAAATCCAGTGGTCAGTACGTTTACATTGATCAGGCATTTTATTTTGCCAGATTTGAAGTCAGCAATTGTCTGATCTCTGGTTTTCTTTCCATCTGATCCAGTGACAACTCCAACTGATATATTGTGAAACTCAAATTCATCTGACAACATTCGTGCGTGGTTGACCCCAGAACTAAACACCAACCAACTTTTCCTATCTGATCCCAAGTCAACGATCTCTGCGACTGTAGACGCAACCAACTCTGGATCTGATGCGGCAGTAGCCAATTGGCTCTCGATAAATTCACCACCACGCTTCTTGACATTTGTCAGGTCGATCTGTTTAATTCCGCCTTTGGATATTACAGGAGACAAGTAACCTTGCTCCATGAGCATCTCAACAGATATGTCATGTGCAATTCCATCAAAGATAGCTCCCTCGCCTTTGTGCAAGTATCCACTGTCCAATCGGTATGGCGTGGCAGTCAGTCCAACAACTTTAACATCTGGATTGCAACTCTTCATGTCAGCTATGAATTTGTTGTATCGAGTGCCTTCATTCTTGGGTAGCATGTGAGCTTCATCAATTAAGATCAAATCAATTGCAGGGACGATCTCGTAGGCTCTCTCCCATACACTTTGTATTCCTGCAAATATAATAGGTTTGTCTAGTCGCTTCTCACCCACAGACGCGCTGTAGAAGCAAAAATCAGCCTGTGGGTACAGTTTGACCAATCCTGAAGCACCTTGCTCCAAAAGCTCTCTAACGTGCGTTACAACCATAACTCTCGTGCCGTGGTAGCTCATGGCGTCCGAAATCAGTTGTGCGATGATTGCAGTCTTCCCAGAACCTGTAGGCGCAACGATTAGTGGGTTATCCCCTGACTTACTTGCCCAGTAGCTGTACAGCCCATCTATTGCTTCTTTTTGGTAGTCTCTAAGGGTAAAGTTCATTTAACGTCTCCTATTATTAATCCACTCAGCCAATTGGGATCGTAGTTATATATATTGATTTTTCGTTTGCTTGTTTGAACCCAAGTGTTTTTGTGTCCGATACCCTTGCGAGATCCTGCAATCTCCCACCCCATAGCTTGCCAAAAGAAATTACTTTCCAGATCGTCAGCACAACCTGCATCAAAAGATAAAGTCCCAATAGACTTACCCCAATTGACAACTATGTTTAAAAGCAGTTTGCCCCTCTCAAATTTTCTGGCATCTTCTTGTAGGCAAATCTGAGCTATCTTTCCCTTGCGGTAGATTGCATTTCTTTTGCCAAAACTAGCTAGGCAAAATCCAACAAGGTCATTATTAACAGTACACACAAATAGTTTGTCATTACAGACAGGTGACCATCTCTTGCCAGTTTTGATTCCTGTAATCGCAGATTCATACGCCATCTTTGGAATAAATCCTAAACTCAAACTTTCTTTTTTACTGAGGCTGACAACATATTTTATGTCTTCTAATACAGCCTCTCTTACTATCGTGTCTTCTATCATTTCATTCTGCCATCAAAGATAACTTAAAGGTCATCTGCACAACCTCCACTGAGTTAATGTAAGCCAAACGCCTTCTATGGGTGTTAATATGTCTTGAGGTGCAACCCAACATATACCCCTACCCAAGTCTGTCTCTACTGCTTCTAATTTAAATCTATCTCTACCCATACCTCCAACAATACGCATCACATCTTCATCATCAGATATGGTAACTAATATTGCGTATTCAGCGACAAACGAATCTAAGGATTTAAATAATAGCTTGCCTGATTTATGATACGTTGCCTTCACGTCAATACTTACGTCTTCAGACCACATATCAGCACCACTATCTATGCCAAGGTCAGATGCTCTATATGGAAGATGTAAGGCTTTTGCGACTGCCATTTCAGCCTTTAAACCTAGAAGATCAATATCAGCATCTGATCTAATATCTTTGCGTTGATTTGCAACACCGCTTGCCCTTGCCAATTGCCAACGTAAAGCCGCCGCTTGTTTTACTTCTGACATTTCTGATCTAGTCAATCTTACATTTAAAACCATTACACCATCCTCCCATCAAAGATAGCTTGGCTGTTCCCCTTGTTCTTAATAATCTCGCCAGTATCTTGATCTTGATACTCAACAAAGTCATCCCCAGCATCATGCACCACCAAATCTTTTGGCATGATTTGTGGGATGTATAGATGTTCATCACAGGTAACTGTGGGCTTCCCTTTGGCGCAACTCCAAGTGCCATCTTTCTCTGGGGTCACATGGCTACAAGTCCTACAACTAACTTCTGGTATTTTGCATCCATGACATACAGCCCAATACGGACAGAACTTGCATTGCCAAAAACTTGCATCCTCATTTAGTTTTGATGGTGGCGTCTCTGCAAATATAATTTTATTTGCCTTCTCGATAAGTTGCATAGCCTCAGACTTATCTAGCTTTAGACGTTCTGCATAAATAGCGTCAGTCTCTTTGCAAACTGCAAAGAAGTAGCAGTTCTCTAATTCAGCTAAGTGCATACCAATCTGGCATTGCGCCCAATAGATCGGCTTGCTTTTCTGTAATCCCTTCTTCTCGATATCTTTAAAACTTCTGGTGTTCATCGTTTTAAATTCAAGTGTGTGTGGCTTACTGCTCTCAGGAAACCCAAGACCTACACCATCCAGAGACAATGCAAAGTGACCACCACATTCTGTAAATCTAACTTGCTTGCCAGTTTCTGGGTCTACTTCCCAAATCTCTACACCGATATCTCTTAGGTTAGATACAACACGATCTTCTTCACGATCACCTGTTTCAAACAATCGAAGTATTCTCCCAGAGAAGTCTGGCGTCCATGCGTGCCTAAACTGATACCAAAGTGCGCGACTACATTCATTGCCAATTTGAGATCCACCCAAGTGAGGTCGATGCTCATTCTTTCGTTTCTGTTGATATTTCTCGTAAATGAGGCGAACTGTTTCTGGCGTCATGTATTGTTCAAGGTTCATTGGCTTCTCCATCTATCTAGTAAATCGGCTCACACGGAGCCGATCCAGAGGTAGACGTTACTTCTTCCAAGGTGGTGTAGATGCACTCGCAGTTGCAACTACAGGTGATGCAGTAGCCGTAGCTCCACCTGCCGCATCGTAACCCTTAACTTCGTTAGTGGCATCGTACTGACCATCAGCCGCTCTAACTGCAACTTTAACCATCAGTGGCTTGTCACATAACTCAACACTATCCTTTGGGTTGTTAACACCAACGGCACGACAAATGCTCGATAGATTACGTTGTGCAATCTCAACCGCAGTTTGGTTTGGGTTCTGTAAGTTTAGTCGATCCCAAATTTTTCTGCCTTGATATGATCCTTCGATCACGTCAATTGTGAGTTCTAGGTATGAGCCAGTTCCAGCTTTAGTTGCCTTCTGCTCGGTGTTAGAAATTACAGCCTTGTACCAATCTGCTGGGATTGGTTCGTTAGTTGTTGTTGGCTCAATTTCCAATGCGTTAAATCCGTTTAAGTCCATGTGAGTTCTCCTACTCTGCTACAAATTGTGAAAATGGATTGCCGCCATCAAATGTAAATGGCAGTGGTTCAGTAATGTTGAACCGATTTTTGGTGACTGATGATGCCTGTGGAAAGCACAGTATCTCACGTTCACCTGTAGAAATGGCGCGCTTCTTATCGCCATCTCCGCGAGTAAATGTCTTCAGTCGGATTAATCCAACTAGGTCAACATTATCAGTGTAATGTGGAATGCTCTTCTTATGCATTCTCACACAGTACCTTGCGTATGGATCTAGATCAGGCAAGTCCAACGTCTCAGTGTCGGCGTGTCCAATGAAGACCACATTCATTCCAGTTTCATAGGCAAGAGATCCTGCCCACTCTCTGATCTGGCGGTGCTTCTCAGATGCAGTACCATACCCTGCTCCATATCCACCCCCAGCTTGGTTTATAGATTTAGCTTTAGGATCAGCCGCTACAATTTCGCTTTCGATCATTGTTGCCAATTGCGTAATGCTATCGATAACCAATGTCTTAAACTCATGCTTGTCAGTGGCTAGAGCCTCAATTGCATCCAAGACATCATTTGATGATGTTGCCAATGGGAACAGACTAACTTCCTTGTTACCCATAAGTGATGCAGTTCCATCTTCAGTTCTGATAAAGACTGGCTTTGGAAACATAGCGGCTAGAGTAGTTTTACCCATCCCACCTTCACCAAACAAGGTAGCGATTATTGGTCGCTGACCTGATGGCTTAGATAGTGATTTTAAATTTATAGCCATTTATATTCTCTATCCTCCCATTTATCTTTAAAGACAGAGGCAAATACCTCGTCTAATATTTTATTTATTTCTTCCATTATTTTCTCCTTCTACAAAAAATAGATTTTCATGATCAGACCAACGTGACAGTTTACGTTCCAATCTGATCTGCTCTGGGCTTTTAGTCAGGCCATCCATAAACGTCACAGACTTCAACGCTTCGGATAGCATGACCAATTCATTGGCAGTAAGCTCC